CACAACAATGTCCACGACTCAAATGAAATTCTTTTGTGAAGACATATTTTCCGTCTTCAATATAAAACGAAGAAGGGAAGAGCGCTAGCTCCTCCCCCCCGTTATTATTGTTTTGATGTTTATTACTTGATTTCACAAGCTCCACCAGCACAAGCTAATTCACCACTCAAATCTGTGTTGTCTTGTAATTCAACAACCTTTGATAAGTCAATTGACTGTAGTTTAGAGAATAATCTTTCGTACTCTTCTTCAGTACAATCTTCAAATGGTGCCTGAATGTATGTACCGCCGTCATACGGTAATACCGATAATCCATTGTAGAATTCTTTATTCTCCCACATCCACTCTCCAACTGCTTTCCACTCATGCTCTCTAATAGAAATTGTTGCTGATACGTTGTGAGTATTATTACCGCTTCTATGTCCCGGCTTAACCCACTCACTATGTACTTTTTTAACTCTCTCTAATAATTGAATAGGAGATTCAGTTCTAAAGATTGCAGTATCAGGTGCCTTTTGAGGAATACCAATTACTGCAGTATCATGCGGTCTGAAATATTCATCTTCTATTAATTCAGGATGATTTAATAATAAATGAGAATACATTGATTCGTTCTTACCAACTCTTACTCTACGAATATAGTAATCGTTATGCCAAGCATGAATACCAGATGAAGTTCCTAATGCTAAAGAAGTAGTTCCTGCCGGCTTAACCGTTGTACATCTTGCCGATGCGTTAATGCCTAATATTTCTGCTACTCTTTTGTTTTCTATTTTCACAACTTTTGCTGCTTCTTTCATATCCAATTTCAAAACTGCACCACTTCCGATTCCTGTCATTGAGATTCCTATTAAGGCATCCTTTTCAGTTGTTCTTTGCCATATAGGTCTTAAGTAATGAAAATCAGTATATCCAGCCTGTAATGTTCCTACGAATGATGCTGCTTTAACTCTAGCATTTAATTCCTCTTGAGTATCAACATCACTTACATTCACCTCACATAAATTACAGAATTGGAAAGGTCTTAATGCAATCTCACAACAAGGATTAGTTCCCCAATCTTTATCATTTGATAAGTAGATACCAGGCTCACCTGCTCCACTTGCTTCAATTCTTTTCCATAAGTCCATAAAATATTCTTTGGTAATTTTATGTCTCATTAATACTGCTGAGTTATTTGCTCTACCTCTTTGTGGATTTGTTTCCCACCATGCACCACTCTTACAACTAATCATTTGCTCGTCAGTTGCAGAAAATAATGCAATCAATGCTGCTCTACGGATACCACCTGCTAATACTGCATCAGCAATGTGACAAACCATATCATGCACTTCAATTGGTTTTAATTTCTCACCATCTTTCTTTGCATCTAAAATACCTTCTAATTTGATAAGGCATTCTTTCAATGGTTGAGGACCTGGTGCTTTACCACCTGATGTTACCAATCTTGCGCCTTTCTCTCTAATATCTCTAAAATCAAATACCGGCTTACTACCACCGAAGAAATATGCTTTTACAATTACTGAAACTGCATCTGCCCATCCTTCAATACTATCACCGATTAAAAATCTTCTCGTCTTATCAGTTGATGGCTTTCTGATTTCAGGTAAAGCATCAACATGATGTTGTTGTACTGAATAACCTACACCAGTTCCTCCTAATAAAAGGAACATGATTTCTGAAAATACTCTCCAATCATCTACCGGTGCAAATGCACAATTGTAAATTCTATTTGGTGATAATTCAATTGGTTTACCTGCGAACTGCATTGAACGCATTGATGGTAATATTTTTTTATTCGATACGAATTTATATACTTCTTTTATTTCCTCTTTTAAATTTGGATATGTCTTTATATGCATATCCATATTTCTTTTTACTAACTCTTTCCAAGTTTCTCTTCTTTTTAATTCCGGTCTGTACTTTGCGTACTTCATATAAACCGTAATATCCGATAAAATTCGTGTTGAAATGTCCATTTTTTGTAAATTTGTGTTTAGTGTGTTAAAATATTTCAGGAAATCCCTAAAATGTAAGAATAAATATACTGTCCTCCACTAAACAATACAGGTTTGTGGATAAAAAACCCACTTTTTTTTAAATTTATTCGTGTCATAATACATAGTCTATTAAAACATAATAAAAGGGGCGTTTCCGCCCCTATCATATTATGCTTTTTGCTCTGCGGTAGATGCTTGTCTATACGCAGTAATCAATTTCTTCAAATCACCGATAGCTTTTCTAGCTCTTGATTTGTTTACTTTTTTAGTTCCGTTGTGCTCTGTTTCAAATTGTGTAAACAAAGTCTTCATTTGTTCGAATAGTTCTTGACTGTTCATAGTTTTTGTTTTTAATTGTTATTTAACCTAATCCAGATACCATAGGTGCTTTACCACCAGGCATAGTATCTACATATTTTTTGTGTAACATCTGTCTTTCCATTTCAGCACCACTAGCACTTTCTTTAGATGCTATGATACCTTCGGATGATGTAGCTGCATATACTTCTATTGTTCCAGTAGTTGTATCCATTTTAGTTGGGAAGGTAATACCATCTTGCCCAAAACGATTCTTCATAATGTGTACTCTAGCCGTATTGTTCAACTTATCTTTTGCTTTTCTACTTAAACTCATAATAAAGTCAGCGTTCATTACTTTAGCGTAACTATCTGCAATCTTATCAGCTTCAATAACTTCACTATCAATTGCTGAACGATTTGTTTGTGATGCTGTCCAAATTGGTATTTGTAATTCACCACTCATTCCTCTCAAATCAATGTACACACCACCTTGCTCAGCGTATGTACTATCAGTTTTGTTTGAGTGTGATAATAACAAGTCAGCGTAATCCACAATAATTAAATCGGGCTTATTACCAGCTGCTATCATCTTCTCAATGTGAAGTTGAATTGTCTTTGATGATGCTCCTTTAGGTGGATAGTATTTAACTTTAAGTTTACCAGATAATCTTTTAAGTTTACTTAATACTTCATCTTTCTTTTCTTTTAAATTAGTTGATGGTATATGTGTGAATACAGTATCGTATCGCAATCCAACATAATGCTGTGAAAGTTCTAATGTATAATGTACCACAGTCTTACCAGCTCTTACGGCTGCTGCACCTAATGCTGCTAATGCCCAAGTCTTACCAACACCAGAAGGTGCTACTACTACTCCCAATTCACCCGGTCCTAAACCACCACCCATCAAATCATCAACACACTCCCAACCCGTTCCTACAGTATCTCTACCAGTTTCACTAAATCTTTCCTCAAAATCTAAAAGGTAATCCATACCCAAATCTGATTCAACCCCAACCTTCATCGCCTTATCAACTAAGTCTTTGATTCTATCGTAGTTGCCTGATTTAAGTAAATCTACTGATTGTAGAATTACATTCTTCATATTTTGATTGATACAAAATGATGTGAATTCGTTTTTCACATATTCAAAATCATCTTGTCCAATTTGTGTGTAGACGGTTTTAAGTTGTTCTACTACTGATTTCTTTAACGATGGATTATCTAGCTTTGATACTTGCCCTTTGAATACGTCCAATGTAGGTTCTTTCTTATACTCATCGTAATAATCTTTAATCTCTTGTACTATCCATTTGTTAGCATCAGATTCAAAGAACTTCTTATCAATGATTTCACACAAAGTGTCCATCATTCTAACATCCGTAAGTAAAGCAGATATTACTTTAGCTTGAAACGATTGCCCATATTTAGAGAGTGTATCTACTTGCTCTGCCATCTATTTTACTATTATATTTGTATAAGTTGATTTCAACCAATCGTTTATATCTTTCCAATTTTGAAGTATTTTGTACTTCATAGCTGCTTTGATAAAATCCATCTTATCAAACTTCTTATTAGGTTCGTTGAAACGGTCTAATATTTTAAGAGTTTGGTTTGTATTGATTTGTGCTTCTTCTAATTGCATGATTTGTCTATTTCTCAATACCTCATTCTTTTGTGAAAGGATATCAGCGTATATTTTTGCATCATCTTTCTTAGATTCGCATATATCAAAGAATTCATCAAAGGTAATTAATCTATCTTCCTCCAATTCAGGGAATCTTTTCAATACAGTCTTTAAACCACATCCTTTAACGCCAGGAATATTATCTGAATTATCACCATCCAATGTTCTGAATAGTAAAAGGTTTTGTGGGTACATTCCCCATTCTGCTTTTACCATCTCTCTATCATAAAGTTTCTTTTTAGTTGGTGAATAAACTTTTGTCTTATCATCTACTAATTGTAAGAAATCTTTATCCGTTGATACAATAATACATTCTTCATCTTCACCTAATATTTGTCTAGCTATGTTAGCTATCACATCATCGGCTTCAATTCCATCATATATCATTGTTGTAATTGGAAGTGAATCTAACAAATCAACTAACCAAACGAATTGGCGTTTCATTGAAAGTTGTTCTTCTTCCTGTGACATCATTTCAGGATATTGTCTATTAACTCTAAAACGATTTTTACCTCTATCAGCTTTGTATCCTTCAAACACTTCCTTTCTACCTTTAGAACCACCCTTACCATCAAAGATAAGAACTACTCTAGTCGGATTGAATTGGCGTATTTGAGAACCAATTGAATTTAATGAACCAATAACTCCACCCGTATGGTCACCATCCTCATTCATTGTAGGATTAGTAGTCCAACTACGGATGAAGGTATTTAGTCCATCAATGACAAGAACTCTACTATTACGCACTCTTAAGTGTGATGTCTCATGTTCTGATTCTACTTCGTTAAGAAGCTTTTTGTATAAGTCTTTCATTTGTTTTGTAACCTTTTATTTTAATCCCCAATTACTTCTGAATCTACAACTAAGTTATCAGAATCTAGTGAATCTTTTTTGTATTGTAAAATTGTTGATTCGCAAATTCTTTTATAAATCTGCTCTTTAACTTCCGTATTGTTTTCCAATGTAGAAGGAAAATCTTTCGCTTGGAACTTAATGATTTCACCAGTATCAATATCAGTATATTCATACCATGCACCACTTTGTTTTACGATTCCATTTTCTTTCATCATTCCCAACCATGCTCCGTAGTTATCAATACCTCTATCAAAGAAGATATCAAAATCTGCTGAACGTAATGGTGGTCCCATACGATTCTTTACAACCTGGCATCTTACTTTGATACCAACAATTCTATCGTTACCATTTTCTTTCGCCTTAATCGTTCCCATACTCTTTAATCTTAAACGAACCGATGCGTGGAAAGCAATTGCTTTACCACCAGAAGTTGTCCAAGGGTCAGAGAATGGCATTGCGTTCATCTTCTGTCTTAATTGATTTGTGAAAACCAAAGTGATTTTCTGTCTACCAATAAGATTTGTGATTTTACGCATTGCTTTGGAAATGATAATTGCTTTATCCGTAGCGTAACCATCCTTACCATAATCAGCTTCCATCTCCTTTTCAGTTGATGCTGCTGCTACTGAATCCACAACGATTGTTACATACTTATCTTTAGAGGAAGTTCTTACCTTCTCAATAATAGTTTCGGTATATTCAAAACATTGTTCAACAGTCTCAGCTGCTACATAAAGTAATTTGGTTGTATCTACTCCGATGGCTTCTAAGAATTCTCTACTTACGGCGTTCTCCGTGTCAATCAATACTGCCAATCCACCTAGTTTCTGCGTTTCCGCAAGTAAGTGAGCTGATACTAATGATTTACCACTTTGTTCTAATCCCGTAATTTCGGTAATTCTACCAACAGGCAAACCTCCATAAGGTCTATTAGAGATTGCCACATCCAACATTGATGCTCCAGTTGATACCCAACCTTCTACGTTTGTAGGGGAGTCATTGTTGTCCAAAAAGAATGCTACCTTTTGGTCTTTTGCTTGTTTGTTTAGGGAGTCCGCTAGCACTTCTGCTAAGTCTACCTCTTTCGTTGCTTTCGCCATATTGTTACTTATTTACTATGAATTGAAAAGGTCATCAAATGCTGATGCTACATCATCGATTTTCTTCGGTGATTCTTTTGGTGCTGATTTTACGTCATCAACATCAAATGGTGCTTCATCATTTTTTGCGGTAGATGCTAACGTTTCTACTGCTGCAGTAGATGTATCTTCATCACCATTAGCGGATGGGTTTAACCAACCTTCTAATACATTTTTCAATTCCGAATAAGTCAACTCTTGGTAAAGGTCTGTGATTTCGGTTTGTCCATTAATAAACTTGTCAGTTTCTTCTTTAGTTGCTGCTAAAGGAGTTTCCTTTGGTTTAACACGGATTGTTGTTACAGGGTAAGAAGTACCACTGTCTTCTGCTGATACTACTTCAACAGTAATATCTCTACCTTCATTTGGGTCAGTAATATCACCATAATCAGGGTCAGCAATGTAACCTAAGATTTCCTGATAAACTGTCTTTCCAAAGCCCCAAAATCTTACACCTTCACCTTCTTCACCTCTTACCAATACTGGTACGAATGTTCTAAGTTTCGGCTCCATTTTCTTGGCAGCTTTCCAATCTTCTTTATCACCCATTCTTTTCAACTTATCAGCGAACTCAACGATAGGGTCAGGTCTGCCAAAAGAAGATGGAGATAGATAAGATTTGTTGTTAATGTTGTAGTGAAAGAATAATTCAATAAAAGGATTCTCTTTGTTGAATTTGTAAGGGACTAAACGAATAGTGTGTTTGCCCGGAGCTGGTTTCCAAAGTTCTACTTTCTTTGAAGTTGTGCTTTGTAGTTTGTTCAGTCTACCTCTGATTGCGTCTAAGTTAATAGCCATTTTTTTACGTTTTAAGAGTTTATGTTTTATGGTTTTATTTAGGTGAGTGTCCTTCAC